CCTTAAAACTGGGCCGTTCCGGATTGGCCTTGGCATACGGATGCAGAAAACGGTGGTTGATGCCCAGGCGCGCGGCCGTCGTCGGTACATCCAGCTCCATTCCATCCATCCCGCGCCGGTCGATGAACTCGTTGAACATCTGGTGCATCTTGCTCGTCGCCGCTGTGAAATCCGGCGTGTCGATGTTACGACCGGATGCCCGATCGGCAAACGCGTCCATCATGTCTTCCGCGAGCGCATCGCAGACCTCGGAGCCGCACGTATCCCAAAAGTGCTGCATCACGTGGTATTTGGCTTCGAGAATCTCCGCCACGTCGCCGGTGGTCGTGCCACCCGCAGCCGGTGCGCTGAGCTTGCGCGGCTTTCCCCCAGGTCGGGGCGTGTGCACCGCTACGCGCCTCGGGGCATCCTTTTCGTATGGGATATCGAAGACCCCTAGATGCAGGATCACGACAAGCCCCAAATCCCGCCAAAGTCCTGCTGAAAACTGAGGTAAGCGCGCCCATACAGCGTCCGCATGAAGCCCAGGTCGCCGATCGTCAGCTCCTTCAGCGCATCCGGCGTGGCCAGCGACATCGAGGTTGACTGATCGCTGGTCGAGGCGACAACACCGGCGGCGAACTTATTGAGGCCCAGATCGGCCCGCGTCTTGTTGAAGTAGTCGCGCCCTTCCTGATCCTGCGCAGTCTCCAGCAGTAGGTGGCCGGCGCAGTTATAAACCGCGAGCGTGTAGTCGGCGCCAGATGCACACGGAATCTGGATGACCAGCGCCAGCGCCTTGTCGAGCGTCCACTGGAGGAAAGGCGAGTTGCTGGGCAAATACAAAACACTGATGCCCATCGCGTCTTGCACGAAGAGTGTGTAGTCGGGCAGGTTCGGTGTGTTTGGATTTGCCCAGGCCATCTCGGGTTACTTCCCAGGCATCTTGATGTTGCTGCGTGCCGCATCGGGGTCAACAGTCAGCGAGAAGTGAACCTCGTCGCCGGTGGCGCGCTCGTGCGGCTGAAGCTGCTGCTCGACCTCGACCTGGGTGATACGCGCCGGGCGCCGACGCGGGCCGGAAGTCGCGGCATTGGCCGCACGGTCGAAGCCGGCAGCCGCCTTGACCGCCTCATCCACCGACCGCTGCGAAGCGGTGTCGTTCACGATGACGTTGGCGTCGAGAATTTCGTCCTTCTGGATCGGCTTTCCGAGACGATACAGCATCCCGGAGAACTTGTTGACCAGTCCGTTGAAGTCGGTCGCTTCGCGCGCACCGTGGCGCTGAAGCTGCGCGATAACCTTGTCGGTCTGTTCCGGCGTCCACTGCTCGCCGATGGACACCTGCTGCCCACTGCGAATATCGACCATTGCCAGCAGGTTGTTGTCGGGGGTGCGATAGTGGAACTGCCAGTGCTGCCGGGTCGGGTTCGCGATGTAGATCGTCATGTCAGGCTCCTAGTCGTGAGAGGGAAAGCGGGGCTGCCTCTATGAGGAAGCAGCCCCAGTTTGCCGCAGCAGGTCCCTGAGGGGGAAACAGGGTCGGAGACTACCCGCTGCGGGTCGCAATCAGTACGGCATGCTGATGATCGAGAGCGCCTGCGGGCGGATGCACCAACCGCTGGTGATCCGGAGTTCCTGCAACTCGGTGATCGCGCCGTCCGGGGTGGGCGTCGGAATCTTCATCGGTGCCGCCATGTCGGCGTACATCAGGTTGGTCGCCTTGATGTTCGGCTGAACCCCAGCGAACTCGTTGGTGTTGATGCCGGGGATGTCGGGCTGCTCGATCTCGGGCATGGTGAGCAGCACGGCATCGTTGGCGAGGCCAGGAGCCTGCCCGATCAGCGTATCGTCGAAGTACCACTCGAAGGTGTCGCCGCCCGCCGCCGCAGTCGCCTTGATGACGTCGCCGGTAGTCGAGGTGCCGGCGCCGGGGCGCTGGTAGCTGGTGACCTGCACGATATTGGCGTAGGCGAACTGCAAGAAGATGCGCTGCGGCGAAATGACCACGATGTTGTTCTTGATGTTGCCCCCGCTCTGCCACATCCGCGCCTTGAGGGCGACGATCTGGTTGAGGAAGAACAACGCCATCTGGCCGTTGTCGTAGGTCGAGGCGGTGGTGTTGCCGAAGCTGTCGGGCGGCAGCGCCACCGGCGTCGCGCCGGAGGTATTGAGCAGCCCTTCACCGTTGGTCGGGTTGAAGCCATACAGCAGCGAACTGCGCATCTGCTGGAAGATGCCTTGGCGCATCGCCAAATCCTGCGCAGCCGGGAGCGCCACGTTCCACTCGCTCGCACGGGCGATATCGTGGTGATCCCAGATGGCGCGCACGCGAATCAAGTAGGTCGGCGTGCTGAAGTAGTTGGCTTCGAGGCTTGCGCTCGGCAGCAGGTTGGACGGCGACTGCCCGGCAACAACTTCGGTGCGCAGGTCGAGGCGGTTGACGTAGACCGCCATGTCCTCGCTGCCGATCTTGACGCGCGGCTTGCCGCCGGCCACAGCGGCGAAGGCGCCGGACGCTTGGGCGTAGGTGAGGATGAGTTCAGGCTCGGTGAAGCTCGGCGTCACCTTCGCCTGGGTCGGGAAGATATTTCCCATGGTGGTTTCCCTTCTTCAGATGAGGATGATCGCGGCGTCACCGGCTGCCCACGTGGCATTCGGCGAGGACCAGGATACGATCTTGCTGTTGGTGTTGACCGACAGCAAGCGGACCGATGTCGGCAGCGCGAAGTTGCCGCCGGTGGTCACGAGCGTGATCCGGTAGTTGGTCACGTCCCAGTAGAGCGCCTGGGAAGTGATCGAGCCATCGGAGCTGTTCAGCGCGGTGACAATCGCCGGGTCGCAAGCGACCGCCAACCGGACGTTGGTGCCCAAGCGGAAGAAGGACACGTAGTTGCCCGATGCCGCCAGCGGCACGGTGTTGCCGGTGTTGATGACCATCGACGAGGCTTGGTTGAAGACGCTGAACCCGGTGATGGTGGCCTGCGTGGTCGAGCGATTGACCACCGGGCCGAGGCCGTCGGCCTGCGCGTTGGCGACGTTGATCATCTCGTTGATGGGCACGCCGCCCCACATCGGGATCGAGTCGGCGGTGCCGAGGAGGCCGCCCATCAGCCACAGGCGCGATGCCGGGTCGTCGGAGACCAGGCCCTGCATGAGCCCCTGGGTCTGGAGCAAGAAGGAGTCCTGCGGCTGGCTGGTGCCGTAGGGGTTGAAGGCGAGGGTGCTTGCCATCTCAGTTGCTCCCGTTCGGGTTGCGGTTGATGCGCCCGACGGTCGCGCCGGTCATGAACGGCGCCATGAAGGCTCCGATGTCGCCGCCGAACCGCGTGATCTGACGGCCCGCCTGGTCGCGCGTAACGATAGGGATGAGCTGTCCAGGGCTGCCGACGGTCGGCGACTTAGCAGCCTGCACCGCGTCCGCGTAGACGATATCCTCGATGGGGCCGAGCATGGCCTCGTCGAGGCTGTCGAGGCGGCTGTCCTTGAAGCGCGCGGAGTGCTTCTGGAAGCGGCCGAGCTGGCGCTTGCGGTAGTCGATGGGCCGCTCGCCGGGGATCGGCGGAGAGGCGCGGTCGCCAAACATCGCGGCCACGCTGTCCGCACGGCTCTGCGCCAGCGCCAGGGCGTTGCGCTCGTCGACCGGCACCTCGGTCGTCAGGTGCTTGATCTTGGCTTCGAGGGCGATGATGCGATCGTTGGTGGCGCTGTCGTGTCGCGCTGCGTCCATGCGCTCTTTCTCCTTGAGTTCCTCCGCGTCCTTGCGGGCTTTGTCCTGAGCCTCGTGGTCAGGCTCCTCGGCCTCCTCCTTCGCCCACTTCTCGAAGGACTCGCCGCCGTCCTTGCGCTCGGTGTCCTCGGCATCGTGGCGAGCACGCTTCGCGTCTTCGCGAGCTTTCTCTTCCTCGGCGCCGTCCTTGCGCATGGCATCGGTCATCGCCATCTCGTCGGCGTCGTGACGAGCCTTCCAGGCATCGTGCTTCTCGCCGTCCTTGCGAGCGCCGAACCGATCCTTGCGAGCCGTGTCGAAACGCCGCTCGTTCTCCTTCTCCGCTTCCTCGCGCTCCTTCTTCGTGGCCTCATCCGCGTCCTTGCGGGCTTTGTCGGCGGCCTCGAAGCTGTCCAGCCGCGCATCCATGCGGCCGAGCGCGTCGGCGATCTTGTCGAGCTTGTCTGCGTCGTCTTTCCGGGCCTTATCGGCCGCGGCGATCCTTTCCTCTTCGGTCATGCCGATAGGTCCTTCCTGAAGTGATTGATTGACAACTCCGGACGGTTCCCCGCCCTTATCCCACACACCAGCACCACACAAGGCAATGTGGTCGAGGAGGGCTGGGTCGCCCTCGACCAGTAGAACTGTGCCATCACTTAACCTGACTTTCTCGTTATTGGAGGCACTGCTGAAGACGACCGCTGGCGATGTACTGGCCTGCTCGGAGTGCAGCCAATCGAGGCAAGAGTCATCCCAAATCTTGACGATCGCCCAAACCTCGTCGCCCTTGATGTAAGGCAGGAAGGTCGTGCCGACGATGCGATTGTGAAACTCTTCGCTGTCGAGCGCGGGCTTCTTCTCGGGGTGGTCGTAGATGACCGGCAGGCCGTTGGCGCGCGCCAGGAACTCCGGATCGAGATAGATGGATGGATCACGCCAGCAATACTCGGCCTCGCGCAGCACCTTGCCCTTGTCGTCCTTGACCGCGTTGCGGTAGGCAACACCGGTGCCGGTCAGCCGGATGTCGAAGAGCCAGAACTTGCCGTAACGCTGCGGGCTGACCAGATCGCCCGCCGCCATCATCCGCGCGATGCCAAGCTCGTTGGCGGAAAGGCGTTTCAGGGCAACGCGCACGCCGGGGTGCATCGGTTCCGGGGGGTCGCTCGGCTTGGCCCAAACGAAGCCGCTGTGCTCGGCGTTCAGCTTCGGGTCGAAAGGCTTGGGCAACTTCTGGAGGAAGGTGGTGTAGTCGACGCCATCAGCAATGCGCCGCATCAAGACCGCGCGATCATCTTCTGGGCACTGGCCCAGCTCTTCGACGCATTCGCGCTGGGCGGCAGCCTCGGGGGTTTCGCCATCCTCGATCTTGCCGCCCGGCAACGCCCATTCGCCGGCGTGATCGCCCTCAGCCGAACGCTTGACGAACAGGGCTTCGCCGGCTTCGGTCAGGAACAAGATGCCGGCCGCGTGGATCACTCAGCGTACTCCTTCTGGGCAGTTCCCACCCTTTCCCTCGTAACTTGTGGGAGATTGGGTTTGCGCACCGCCGCCGGCAACTGAACTAGCAATCGGGACCTGCGACCTAGCGAGGGTGGGCATTGACGCCGCCTGCCCGTGGCGCGGCGTTGAGGAGTCTCCCGCCCGATCTCAGTGCGGAGAACAAGCCTTCTCAATTTCGGCGTTCAGCTTGTTCTCGGCTTCTTTCAATGGTGCGCCGCCCTGGGGATAAACCGCCTTGTAATCCCTTAGCGCGGACTGAACGGCGGCAATGTGCTTCACTTTGGGATAGTTGGAGCTAATCATGTCCTGCCGACCGGCGCACAGCGCATCGACCCGCCTCTCCATCGAGTCGCATTTCGCCAGGATACTGTCGAGCCGATCGGTCATGGCGCAATCCTTCTTCTCACCCGCCTCGCTGTATGCGATGGCCTCAGCTTGCTTCTGCGGCTTGCCCGCTTTTTCTTCGATAGCGATGTTGCGACCAAAGGCTGCGCTGCCGACCGGACCCTTCTCAAGCGGCATCGTCCAACTCCTCGGCCTGTGCCATGATCCGCTCTGCCTCATCGACCGCCACCTTCTCGCCACGCATCCGCCTGGAATTGAGCTGGCGCGCGGCGGCCATCCGGTGCGTCATGCGGAGCAGCCCAGATAGGCCCTGCATCGCGTCTAGAGCTGTTTGTAGGGCGGTCTCGCGGGCGGAGCGGGCCTCCGTGGCCTGCGCGGCCTTGACCACCCCGCACGCCGCTGCGCGGCTTGCGATCTGGTGGGTGTAGTCGTCGAAGGTCATGCCACGACCCTCAGTTCTGCGGCCTGCCTGCCGCGCTCGACCCATTCCTTGCCGCGCATCGTCAGCAACTCAGGAGGCAGCCGACGAGGCGAGGTGATCCAGACGTAGTAGCACCGGCAATAGACTTCTTCCCCCGGCTTGGTGAGCTCATCGGTGTAGGGCGCGCTGCCCCGCTTCACCAAGCCCTGCACGATCGCCCAGGAGTCGCGCACCAGATAGAGCTTACCCGAGCGCGCGAGATGACCTGGCCGCGCATCGTAGCTTTTGTCATGCTCGCCGTGGTCGTGCCAGATGCCAGCGATGGCGCCGTTATCCATCGCGACGATCTCGGCGATGTTCGAAATCAACTTGGCGCTTTGATCGATGTTTACGCGCCTCGCTTCGTACTTGACCTGGGCAACGCTCCTGCCGATCTCCGCCCGCACCGCCCGCTTGTCGATGACGCCGGAACCGCCAGGCGGGATCGAGGTTGACCAGCCAACAAGCCTGGCAAGCGTGGTCTCGACGGCCTTCTTGCGGTTCAGCTTGATCCGGTCGGCGGCGGCGAGGATACGGCGATCTAGTTCGGCGCGCAAACTAGGCTTGATCATGGCAATGGTGCCACGACCGATCCCAGGCACGTAGTCGGCAATCTTGCCGGCGTCGGTCAGGTTCTTGAAGATCGCTTCCAGGCGCAGCCTGACATCATCGTCGATCCGCTCGATCGGCCCGAGCTCGCGCTCGGCGGCGTTACGCAGCTTGACAACCCACTCGTTGACCCGCTCGGGGCTGACGTAGCCGGTGCTCGACAGCTCGGCAATGGCTTCGGCAAGCAGACGGCCGAAGGTGTGGGGCTGGGGAGGCATAGACTACGTTGTGCTCCCGTAGGGCTTGGGCTCTTCTTCCTGCTCAGGCTTCTCGGCCATCGGCTGCGGTGGCACGTAGTTGGCCAGCGCATCCTCGTCGATGATCAGCGGCGCGGAGAACAGCTCGCGACGGCTGTTGATCTCGTCTGCTGACCAGGCCACGAGCGATGCCTTGTTCTTCGGATCGAGCAGCGGCGACAGCGACTCGACCAGCGCCACCACGGACTTAAACCGAATCTCCTCCGACTTCATGCGCTCGGAGTCAGGCTCGGCCAGCAGGTTCGGCCACTTCGCGTCGAAACTATTGACCCAGTTGTAGAACGCGGTCTCGTAGGGCACCTTGCGGTACTCCTCGAAATCGCGCTGGATGGTCTTGTAGAAGTCGGGCGACCAGGCGCGGCGCTGCACGATCCGGTCGAAGAAGCTGTAAGCCGGCGCCATCTCGATCCGCACGCGGTCGATGTAGCGCGCGATCTGCTTGGCGTCCTCCGAACCCTCCGCCATGCCGCCCACCATCTCCTCCTGGTTGAGCAGCTTGGCGGGCATCCCGGCGGCCATCGCCGTATTCAGCAGCGAGTTGTCGCGGGCGAACTTGGCCGGGCCTTCGAGGTTCTGAAAATTGAGGGAGAAGATGTCGTCATCGACGCCGATGGTCAGCACGTTGCCAGTCATGCCGGCCTTGAGCTGCTGACGCTTGAACCCAAAGAAATTGGCGATGCGGTTGTTGATGATCGAGCCGGGCGCCTTCTGCTTGGCGATCAGCAGTCCGACCTTCTGCGCCACATACTGGTCGGTGATCATCGTCTGGATGAAAGTCTTCATCGGGAACAACGCGCGCTGGTAAACGCTGCGGCCAACGAAGCCGAACGCTGAGTTAGTGAACTCGATGTAGATCGGCGCCTCGTTCATCACGACGATCGAGCGACTGGGATGATAGACTTGGTTCCCCACGCGCAGGGCCTGTGGCTTCTGGAAGTCGGGGGAATTGGGGTCCTGGTTGAGCACCAAACTGCCAGCCGTGTTCAGGGGATCGAGCACGTTGTAGTAGGGATCGGTCTCCCACACCTTCGCAAGGTCGAGCGGTGCTTCCGCTGCTTTCGGGTTCTTCCGGTCGCCGACGATCAGCGAGGCGATGCCGTAGGCGCGAGCCGTGCGGTAAAGGTTGAGAATGATTGCGTCGGCGCCAACCGGACCACCGGTCACATTGGCGATGCCGCCGGTCTCCTTCCACTCCTTCTTGAACGCAGGCACGAGGCGGCTTTCGGGGCCGCTGGATACGGTGATCTCGCGCTCTTGGCTCTGCGCCAGGGCGACGGGGTTCTCCGCCATCTTGGCGCCGAGTGGATGGTATGCCAGGACGGTCTTGCATAACTGATACGAGGCGGGCGAGCCGGGGATGATCTGCTCGGCCGACAGCAAGTCGATGAGCTGACTACCAACCGACACGGTCAAGCCGGCATGGGTAAAGCCGGCGCCCCCCTCCGTCGTATCTGCGCCAAAACCGCTCATCGCGACATCCCTGATATAGCAGCGGCGGACGGCCCGTTAATGGTTGAAAAGGCCATTGCAATCGCCTCACTTGTGGCCTATGTATCCCGCGTAACCCTGCGGGCAGGATAAAATGACCGAACCGGCAACCGAAACCTTCAAGGCGCGCGTTTCACCCGAATGGCTCGCCATCCTAGACGCCTGGCGGCGGTTGCAGCCCGACCTTCCATCCCGAGCCGAGGCTGTGCGCCGGCTGGTGGCGACGGGGCTGGAGGTATCCGACCTTTTGCACCGTGTTGCGTTTCGGCGAGATGGAACCACACTCACGATCGCGGACATTGCGAGTGCCTACCCGCCGCACGTCGAAACCGATGGCCGGACCACGATCGTCAACCTTCCCGTCAGTAAAGTCCCGGCGCCATGACAGAATTTGCTGGAGCCTTGGTCGACGAGCTGATCACCGATGGATATCTACTTGGTGCAAAGCTCGCGCGCAGCATGGCGGATTGACTCGACCAAACCCCGCACTCCATGACCGCGCCGGAGGCCTTGAGAATCCTGGCAACCGCTATCGAAGAATCGTCGAAGGAGGACAAAACATGACCGCCGTCCCGATCAATCAGTGCGAAGATATCACCGATGTCGCCATTATCAAAGATACGGCCCACATCGAGATTTGGTACCCCCGGAACCGCCTGATAAAGTTTGTTGAAGTTGGTCTGATAGATGTTCGTGCGGCCGACAACATCCGAATTAGTTATGATTTTGATCGAGACGGTTGGAAGATCGAGCAGGCTTCTGTTTTCCAATGGGAGTGCAATGACGAGGAGTGCGACGAAGATTGGCAAGAAGTGGCCTTCGTTCAAGCGTGGGCGCGGGAGCAAATAGTATGATTCGCGCCCGCGTCGTATTTTCAGACTACCAGCAGCTTGATAGCCCCATTCCACTGCCAGGCAAGATCGTCGTCGGAGTTAACTCGTGGCCGTGCAATCCAATAACCTACCGAGCCTTGACAAAGAAAAGGCCGTCAAAGGGCTGGCGACGCCATGTGCGGCGAGTGAAAGAGAGGAAGCCATGAGAAAGATTGGCGTCGTATCCGAAGGTGGAACAAACCTCTCGAACAAGGCCTGCTGCATCATAACTTCGGCCCAAGCGGCGGAGAACCTGTTTATTGACGCTCCCAATCTAGCGGATGTCGCCCCGCTTCGCCTTGCGATCCAAATCGTCTTGGCCCAAACGGATAGGGAAGTGCGCGTCATTGAACTTGGCTGCGAAGGACTTCCTTCGGATAGGTGCGAACAGTTAATTGAACTGCTAGACCAAAACTCCGAATGGGCAGAGGATGGCGTCATCCCTCCCCTAAGCTGGGGGACCACATCATGATCATCATCGGTCCCGGCTTCCTGCTGCTGATCTTCCTGTGCATGTTCAGGCCGGTGCGTATGGTCATCGGCTGGGTACTGTTCGCCGTGCTATGCATGTTCGTATATTGGTGCGTTGCTGTTCCGAAGTAACGTCAGAACCCATCGGCGTTGCCAAGCGATAGAGCTATTCCGTAGCACCAACAGTCGAGCAAGTCATCTTGCTGGTCCTTGACACCAAGCTGGAACCGGAAAACCTGCATCAACAACTGGTTTCCGGACCGGCCCTTGTAGGTTTCAATCCGATCAAAGGCTTGGCGACACACTTTCACGTCGCCTCTGTGGACGTACCCGCTGACTGATATTGCCCGCTCATCCTTTCCAACCGCCGTCAATGGCGACGGAATGGCTTGAGCTGGCCAACCATGCCGCTCAGCTTGTTGGATCAGCACCATGCCGCTCGACTTGTCCTCGATCCAAGCACCACCAGAACCCATGCGGGCACGGTGACGTTTGGCAAGAATTTCCAGGTTATCGAAAACGGACTTCAGCCACACATCGAGCAAATCACCAGATATCTGCTGAATGTCCCAATCTAGAACGACAAGAGGCGGCGTTGCTCTTGGTGAATAGGCGAAGTAAATGACTCCTGTTCCGTCATGTTTGGCGCCAGTTTTGACTGCTGTATCGATGACACAGAAAACCGATTCACACCACGTCGGCGCCTCTACCGGTTGGCCGTCTACTAAGGCGTTGTCAATATTAAAAAATGACGTTCCGGATGGACGGGGTTCCTGTTGATAAAGCGCCCCGAAATCTCTCCCGCCAATAGCGGAGCGAATCGCTTGTAGCGATTCGGCTGGATATCGATCTGGCCACAACGCCTCATTTGCGGACCGGCCCAGAGGATCATTGGCGGCATTGGCGAGCGCCGGCAAACAAAGAACTTCCCACTGATCGCCGCCGTTTTTCGCCTCTTCAAGCAATGTCCCGCCTAAATCCTCTTCGTGCCAGCGAGTCATGGTAACCACCACAGAACCGCCGGGCATCAATCGGGTATAGGCGGTCGATCGGTACCAGTCGAGCGTCGCCTTGCGGGTGACTTCGCTCTCGGCGGCGGCCCGGTCCTTCACCGGATCATCAATGTTCAGGATGTCGGCGCCACGCCCCGTGATCGCCGTCCCGATGCCGGCGGCCACGTATCCGCCGCCATGCCGGGTGTGCCAGCGATCCTTGGCGGTGCTGTCGGCGGCCAGTCCATTGCCGGGGAAAACCGCGGCAAATTCGGGCGTTGCTAAGATGTTCCGGACATCGCGCCCGAAGTCGCTGGCCAGATCGGCGCCGTAGCTCGCCGAAATGAACTCTTTCTGCGGGTTCCGGCCCAGATACCAAGCCGGAAAATGCCTGGAAACAAGCTGACTCTTGCCATGCCTAGGTGGCATCAAAACCATGAGCCGCTTGCACTCGCCGCGCTCAACGGCCTCTAGCCTCTCGCAGATCATCCGATGGGCGGCAATGATCCGATATCGTGGCATCGTATAAGTAACGAAGCCGAGCAGGTTATTCCTAGCGGTCTCCCGTCTCGCCATCTCCTTCTTCGCCCATTCCGGCGCTCGCGAGCGCAAGCAGCTCGTCGTCGGTGAACTCGGCTGGAGTGCGTCTGACATTGGCGTTGATGTTGGTTTGGATCGGCTTCCCGACAACCCGGTCTCCGAACTCGCGGGCCGCCGCGATGGACACGCTCAGATCGGCTGCGGCGCCCTTGGCGAGGCCCATGGCGATATCGTGCAATCGGTCGAGATGCTTTTCGTGCTGCTCGCGGCGCCCCCGAGCCTTGGACCGCTGATCGTTCCGATACTCCTGAGCATCAGGATCGTGGTTGGTATCGCTGGCCAAGACCCTGCCCTCAGTCGCTGCCGTGAAGGGCTCGGCTGGAATAGTGCTGGCCCCCTTGGCCGGCCCACCCCAGCCGGGGCCTGATCCCGTCTTTCGGCCATAACCTGGCATTGCGCAGCCTCTGCCGTCCTATGTTGCAACGCACCACGCGCTCACTGGCGCGTCCTGACCGGTATCACCGTAAGGAAAATCAACGGGTTGCGGGTCTGTGACCACGCGCAAAGCCGTCAAGAGAGACACCACGCACGCCCGTATCACCATTCAGTAAAATATCCCGCCTTGGTTCGCAAGCGGTTTTTTCGCCTCAGATGAGCGCCGCTTCGGCACATGAGACGGGTTTTCTGAATATCTCGTGGCGCGCGACCACCTGAGCGGAGCGGATTTTGCCGGTCGCTTTGGCGCCTGGGCCGCGGTAAAACAGGGCCAGCCGATTGAGCGCAGTGATGAGCCGTTTTGTCACGACCTTGGCGTAAATCGGCGGATTTTGGGCCGCTGCCCATACTTCCAGGCTGCACCCGGCGAGCACGACACCGCGAACGATCCGCCACGATCGGCCGAGGAACCACTTGGCGGCGTCGACCTCGGCCTCGGCCTCGGTCTGCCGCAACAGGGCGGCGTGCTTGCCCTCGGAGATGCCCGACTTGGCGATGCCGCCACCAAGGCGTTCGCCATAATTTGATGCGCCCATCCCCACGCCCTCGCCAGCGATGTCATAGGCGTCGAGTAGGTGCTGAGCGGCCACGAGATGCCCTGCCGTGATGCCGACGTTGCGCTTGAACAGATGGGCGAGCGCGCTGGACCTGATGAAGGCCGGGCCGTCTGGGGTGATCCTGGCCGCTCGGAGGACGGCGCCGGATGGCGTCAGGACCGCTTTCCGGCTCGCCGCGGGCACGATCGCTTCTTGCCGGGCCTCCTCGATGCGGTCCCGCTCGGCCCGTTCCCTGGCCTTGCGTGCGGCAGCGACAGTGCGCTGTTGCTGCTTGAACGCCTTGCGTTCCGCTGCTGTGCGGGCCATCAGGGCGTGCCACCAAAGGGCGCGCGCCGGTAGCGATATACGATCTGCATTCCGCTGACCCCCGTCAGATATGGCATCAGATAGCGGGAACGTGACCGCGCCGCAAGATTGGTTTCTCTGACATGCTCTCGGCCCTGAACGACGGGGCTTGCGGCCGATTTCCGGCCATGCTGCACCTGCGAAATCGCGCGCGCGGCATGGCTCGCAATCCCTGGACGGGAAGGGGGATCATGGGGTAGTCTTATCAGTCCAACTTTTAAGATCGGCTCTGTTCCGCCGAAGGCTCCGAAGGGATTCGCGGGCTACTGAAGGAGCCAACCCATTAGACCGTATGGGAAGAAGGGTATGTAGCCAACAGGTGACAGTGGGTGTGGTATTTTGGTAACATACCTTCCACCATACGGATAAAACATTCGGTTCCTTCAGTAGACTACTAAACCCTTCGTCGCATTGACACGGAAAACCCTTCGTCGTAGGATGTTCGTAACGTAACCCTGGAGGCTATCGTGTCCACTCAATATCTCCCATATCGGGTCTCAACCACCGCGCTCCGAAACGCCTTGATGTATGGAGCGAAAGAAAACGGGATTGACATTTCAAAATACATAAAGTCTATTTTAGAGGAAAGGATGGAATCCCTTGGATATTTAAATATTGTAAAGAACAGGGAAGCACTCAGGATGGCGCAGGATATCGTCTCTGTTTGGTCGAAAGAGTGCTGCGTTGGAAATCCTTCCGTCATGACGGAGACCTCTGCCCTTTATGCAAACTGGAAAAATTGGTGCAAACATAAAGATATTGGTTGTGGTTCCATAAAGGCATTTTCTCAACGGCTTGGATTACTTGGATGGAAGCGCGGGCTTGAGGGATCAAATAGACGTTCCGTGTTTTATGGGGTTTCCATTGTTCATTAGTCCCAGTCCGATGAGGTCTCATTTTTCGGCCTTTGCATGTCAGGTAGTTTCAGTCCGAGAATGGCGGCG